GCCAACAACTCGGATGGCCCTTGTCGCTGCGGTAGTACTACTCCCGCGTTCGACCAACTCAGATGAAAACCCGAAGTGCGGATATCATACTTACACACGAGCGTGGTTACGTATTCAGAAGCAGATAGGGGAGTGGCCGTCATAGTTAGGCCGTTCATAGCAGGCGCCTCATGCACATATGCTGGCGGTGAACGCCATTTAGGTTCATCAAGCATATAACTTTGAGTCCTAGCCCATCTAAATGTTAACTTGCGGTCTGTAACCCACTGGAAAGATGTGCCGAAGCCATACTTCCTTGGGTGCATCCCTCTGAACATGTATGAAGTCGGGTTTGTGTCAGCTGTAGGTGGCACAGGTGGCATCGCTATTGACACGTCATTAGCAGCATACACAGTATGCCTACCATCATGTTTGGGGTGGGCATAATCTAGATCATGTCCATTCCATCTAGCCACGACCCCATGCGCCCAGACATCGTTGTAGTTCATAGCGTCACGCCAGTTGCCACAATCGTACTTCTTAACCATGGGGTTGGTTGAGAATATAGTCCCGTAGGGCGTGGAATTTTGCAGTGTCCCGGGTAGGCCTGTAATCATGGCAACACCACTGGGAGCTACCAACTTATTCATTACCACATAGTTGGGGTCTATATCATACCCGTGCTCGCGTGATTCGACTATGTTGACATTACCAAATTTGACTCTTATCCCGTAGTGGTCCGACAACCCCCCAGGGATGTAAGTTGCCGTACCCGGGAACAAGGATTTCCGTATGCCTGTACCCAACACAGCGCTAACTATAGCATCTGAGCGTAAATCCGCACGAATCTCAGCGTCATCTGGCTGCATAAGCTTGCGGTGCAGGTCATACACATCGAGAGCGTTATTCCTGGACATGAACTCACCCCAGTACCATGCCGTGTTACACAACATACTTGGTGCTATCAAGTCTGACTGGATAGAGTTCGTTGAATCCTTGTAATCTTCCAACGCTGTGGCGGTCAGGCTAACGGCCTCCCCGTCCAGAAAACACTGAAATACAGCCCTTTTTAGACCTAGGGCAGGCAACACAAGTCTCCGAGGTACATAGGTCCACCAATGAGACTCTACTGTCTCTGTTGACGGTTGGCATACCCAGTATTTTAACAAGTTTTTTGCCGCCAGTGACTCTTCATACCAACGGTGACTCTTGACGAGCTTGTTGTACAGTGACAATATCTGTGTTGGTGTTATAGCCTTGTTTATACTACCTATACGCCCGAGGTATACACCACGGATACTATCATGCTCCAACCCGAACTGTAAATCCTGATCTATCAAAAAGGGTGAACACCTGAGATTACCATGCAGACACCAATCTAACAGAGCCGACTCCTCCTCGGTGAGGTTGGTCATATTTAGGTGACCCTTCCAAGCCGACAGCGCTTCTATCAGTGCGTCAGTGTCTTGCAGGCCTGGCTTCTCTGCTTTGATATACATAGAATTATGTATGGCCCAGTTAAACTTATCATGTCGCAAGTAACGACCTCTCACGAAACCAAAATGGTCACCAAAGTGTGTTCCGCTCGTACTATGCCCGTCGTTATAACTGTACATGTTCCAGACTTTGAGCCTCATCTCTAACATAGGCTCTTCAGTCCTATGTAGCCATAGTGAAGCCGCATCTACCAGGTACATCATCCTATGGTCATTCTCAGCGCATCCCACACCATCTTGTCCCTCCTTCAACATTTGAGCAAAGAGAGGTACCTTTTGGTCAATCTGCGCGTCTTCTATCTGTTGCACCTGTGTTCTGGTCAACTTCTTTGTGTGGTCACTCACATTCATTCGTTTGTCAAACTCCAAGGTGTAGTACTTCATCAACATACACACTAACAATGAGGTCGAATTGTCATAGAAATCTTCAGCTACCGCACAGTTGAAAAGCTTGTTCAGACGTGGCTCCTTAAGATCTACACTAGTGTTGATCTCACGCAGATGTTTGACAACAGCTGCTGGGTTTGGTGTGCCGTTCGAGTCAAGTACTGCTTTGTTCATGCCATAATAAGAATGAGATCTCACTAACAACTGAAGCTCACTGCGCACCCCGTACACAGTGCCTTTGGAGACACAAGGCGATGCATTCCGCATCAGATAGTTGCTGAACAGCTTGTCTGCATCCTGAGTGCTTAAAACCTCAGGTATGTGCTGGTCTATACCAGTCTCGTGCACCGTCTTCTGGTGCTGGGTGTCGCGCTGTGGTTCTTCCTTGTCTCCAACAGCCACCAAGTTTAACTTCAGGTCTGTCTTAAACCAGACCATACCATCTGTTATCTTGGTTGGAGCCGAAGCTCTAGTTAAGAATTGTTTGAAAAATTGCATTTTGGTTATCGGGTTTGCTGTT